AAATCTCCCGCTTTAATTGAATCGTATGGATCCACTCCAATATCACCTAAACCTGAAGCAATACAATCTAACATTTCTGGTGTCTTGATAAAGAATACACAATTACCACATAACGCCTTTTTTGCTTCATCAGGTTTTGTATTAAATCTATCAGCCTTTTCCTTCCAATAATCCTCATTTGGTAAGTTTGGATCTAATGGACCATAATTGGCTTGGTCTATACACTTTTGTCTATTTTCAAGGTTTAATGGAATATCTAATGTTGCTGGTGGGCAATCCTGAAACTCAACTGGTTCAATCAATAAATTATCCTCATTCAAAGATATTGTACCCGATGGCACAACAACCTTTGACGCACATCTGGCATAGGCTTCTTTGTAATCAAACCCTTGTGCCTTTTTTGTGGCAATACATAAACCTAACGCACTATCTTCGGGAACCTCAGAAAACTCTAATTTGTTCCAATACCTATAATACTCGTTGAAGGAGTTAAGACAAAAACCTAATCTCTCCTTCATCACAGGAAATTGTGTCTTCATCTTTGAGTTATTACCACAACGAGATAAATACTTGCCTCTATTCTCAGACTTCCTCGGTTGTAGTACAAATATATTTTCTTTTTTACTCATCTCTTCTTTTTTGCGATAAGTATTGTAGCAGATTGCTGCGGCTTGTGATTGGTCGTATTCATCTATAATTTTGCTAATACAACGACTAACAAATTGACTTTCAGTTTCTCCACCTTCTGGCTTAGGTATTGGCATTATAACTTTCCTTTAAGTTTTTTATTTTCTTCGTGTAATACGTCTATTTTTTTCTCCAAGTCCTGAACTTTTATATTTAAGTCGTGGATTTCTTGTTTCAAATCATCTATTATATTCTTGTATAAATTAACAGCAAGTTCCAAGTTCTTTAATACTTGGTTGTCTGTATCCGCTTGTTGTCTTTTGCGACCAACAAACCAAGCAGCAATTGCTGTTAAACTATTTGATATGACTAATATAAGTTCGTTATTCATAATAAATTATTTACCATCCACAACAATAAAAAGTTGGGTCACTATACCACTGTAATCCTGTATTTCTAAACATATCTCTTGGACTATCAGTCCAATTACCATTTGTAAGATGAACTCCCGAGAAGTATTGCTTTCCAAGATGAGGAAATAAACCTTGATTACTTGTGTAGTTGAAACACAACGGATATAAGTTTGAGTTAAAGATAATCTCATCAATCATACGCTGCTCAAAGAATTGCGACCTATCATCACCTCTTTTCTGCATATAGTTCATTTCACTAATTGTAATAGTATTTTCAGCACCCGTCACAATACCATTGTTCTTTATTCTCATAAAAATACTTGGTAATGCTTCCGCATACGCCGCCCATATCAACATAGGTTGGACGAAGTATTGTAAAAAGTTATTATCTGTATTATTAGATGTAATTGTACCACCTGATACTTGTAATAATAAACTACGATAGTAAGGGGCACCTATGATATATTCAAGTTTCGTTTGCTGAACTACACCTATGAAAGGTAATAACACCGACGATGTTACGTTCGGGTCAATATCTGTAAAGTTTTTTAGTTTATTCTCGCTAACGAGAAGAACATTTTGAGGAACTATGCCAGGACTACTCATTGTTTGTTGTTATGTTTTCATTTTTATCAACACCGACTTCTTCAACTTTATCAACATTTATGTTTTCTGTTGGTGCGGCATCAGGTATTGTAACCATCTCAAATTGTTTAATTTCAATCTGTGCTGGCGCTCCATCTCTCACTAATAACAATTTCTCAAAAACCTTTTTGATTTCTGTTTGTATTGGTTTAATAACTAAATGTTGGAAATGGTCTTGTGCCTCTAAATGGTCAGGTGTTCCTAATCCACCAGGAGTTATGATACCAAGTAATTCAGGACTACTGATTTGGTGTGAAGTAAGAATTGCTTGTTGAACTGCGGCTCCCATCTCAAGCCACATTTTATCACTTGAATTTGGTGTTATTTGTGTGACCTCTGGTGCTTGGTCTTTGCTCTCGGCAAAAGTCAAAAATAATTTACCAGGATTATTAGAACCGCCATATTTTGCGGTCATTGATTGGTAGATTTGTTCTCGTTCTTCCGGTGCAGGTATTCCATTATTCAGTGAAACAAAAAGTGAAGGCTGAAGGTTATTACAAATGTTGTTAAACCACCAATTGTATATTTCTACTTCTGTTGAAATGGCTGTCGCACCTCCCCAATAACCAGGTGTTGCGTAGTAGTTATTACCGCAACTATGTGTTGTATAATAAAAAACTTGTGATTGTTCTTCGTCATTAGCAGGATTGAAAGTTGCTAATTTTCTTGGTATAAACTTTTTTGGATAAACCCAATCTGCTGAATAATAGTAATGATTTACTTTATCCAACATATCACTCTTCTCGGCTCTTATTTTTGAGGCATCCATATAGTACATCTCAAAACCAGTATCCCTATCCTTTCTCCATACAATATTCAACGCAAATGCCCCATATAATATAAAGTCTAAAGCACATTTACTCCATAAATCATATATCGGGTCACCTAAACTATTAGCCATCACCAATCTATTATCTTCTCCTGACTTTAACGATATTTCTTCACCTCTTACTCCATACCACTTTGATTGTATAGATGCTCTATGTGTTGGTGATGAGTTGTATAATCTAATAAGTTCTTGTGGAGCAAGATTAGCAATACCATAATAAACCCACGGGGTTCTTGTATTGATGATTAAGTTTTCTTCAATGATAGGAACGTTTGCAGTAGCAAAGTCAAACACTTTAAGTATTTCTCCATTATCTAATTTTTGTTCGTTCATATCTATAAATATAATTTTTTATACAAAAAAATCCACATCAAGGATTTATTTCGTTCGGGGCAAAAATAATATTACTATTATCTTCATTACTTGATATAAAGATGTCATATTGACTATCCATAGTTGAAGCACTCGCAGGGAATATCTGAGCGTCACCATTTTCAACTACGTTATAAGCAAGCGCTGGATTAAGATTACCAGACCCCGCAGGCTGTTCATAAATAGCGTAGGTATATTGTCCTTGATAAGGAAAACGTACTTGACCTACACCATTTCCTTCTACAAAATAAAATTCGTTATATCTACTCGGGTGTGTTGAAATATTTGTTGGGATAAAAGACACACTCTGTTTTGAGAATATATGTGTAAAAGAAAATAAATATTGTGGATTAGTAAGTTCGCTGTTCTGTGAAACCGTAACAACTAATGTATTTGGTTGATTTGTTTTTATTATCAACATATCAATAAAGTAAATAAAACGAAGGGGGTATTACCCCCCCTCATTTTCATAATTGTTTATTGTTATTACAAGCAACCACCACAATCATCAACAGTCAAACCTGCTACAACTGAAGCAAGTGTTCCTGATAATTCGTTCATAGGGTTTGGTTCCAAGTATCCAAAAGTTAGGTTATAACCATTCTGATCACCTAATGCTTTTCCGGTCACGGATGTACCAGCGGTGACATAAGACCCGTAAGTCTGTCCTAATAAGAAGTAAGCTCCGTTATTATCTTCAACAACAACAGCCAATCTTTGTGATTGTGCTAATGTCTTTAAGATATTTCTCTTTGCCTGTTCTAATTTTGCGAAGTATGTTACGGTTTCTCCTTGATAAAATACTGTTCCGTTCTCAAGTGAAGCATTTACTGTTTCAGTGTGTTGAGAGGAAGTCCTAATCAGTTGGAAGCAATAAAACTCTCCTGACCCTGAAATCTGTGTAATAGTATCACCCGTTGATTGAGTGATACTTGATATATTACAGAAGTCAGTAATCCACATATTTTTAAGACCACCGACATTGTCGCGGCAACCTAATAAAATACCATCTGTTAAATTACAACTCATTTTTTATATTATTTAAGTTCTATGTTTATTATAATCCGTTAGTCACGAAAAACTCTTGGAACGCAACCTGTGTTCCTATTTTCCAAGCAGACATCATACGTACCTCTTGGAAGTCTTGTGACCACCACGCTCTGAAACTATCCTCGTCTGATGTAAGGTCAGTTCCAACAAGCATATACTGCATCGGTCCGATTACAATTAAATCACTTCCGTTCAATCCTGGAACACCTACTACTTTGTAGTTTGTTTGAGGGTGGAACACCTCGTAAACCTGACCTAAGTTAGGTTCTGAGAAGTGGAAGTTGTTTACGTTTCTGATTGCTGTTAAATAACATTTGAACTGTGATTGAGACATATAGATAATAATATCATCTCTATCATAAACGTTTCTGTTTAATGCGTTGATTAGATTATCAACTTGTGTTAATACTTTATATGCTTGTTCTTGTGTAGATGAACCAGTCACAGAACACAACGCAGTTTGACCTGTTAAAGCAACAGCCGTAGCAGAGTTATTGAATATTTCCACGAAACCAGAAAAAGAAGAAGTACCAGTTGTGGCATTCCATAATAGGTCTTCATTGTATCTCTTGATTTGTTTGGTTTGTAAATCAATAATAGCCTGCTCAAATGGTGCAGTTTCGTTGTAAGAACCAGCGTTCAAATACTGCCCCAACCATAATGTATTAAGTTCTTGAAGACAAAGAGATTGATTTACTTTTAGTGCTTGAACGGTTACAGGAGATACTGTAAATGTTACGTCTCCTTGTGATGACCATCCGCAAGTTGTACCTGTTTGAACTGCTAATGTTTCAGACAAAAGGTTTACGTTCTGAGTTCCCTTTATTCCCGGTATTACATTTACGTATTTCATTGTAACCGGTGTTAATACTGCTTCACTGATAATATCAGGAGACAATTGATCAACATATGAAGAAAGACCGCCCAAGTCGTAATTGAAATTGAGTTTTGTTAGTTTGTTTTTCATTTTTTGTTTTTATTTATCACCTAAATCTTGTCTTAACTTTCTAAAACCTTCGAACTTAGTTGCGAGTGGATTTGGTGTTTCGTTTATTGTTTTTTGAGTATAAACTCTTGAACCCGCAGGTTCTTTGGAAAACTTTTGAAACTTGTTTTCCAATTCTTTTTGTTTTTGAGCGATTAAGTCAATCTTGGTCTCAAACTTTGATAATGCTATTCTAAACTGCTCCGCAATACCCATCATGGTTTTTTCCATATCTTCTTGTTCCACGTTTTCACGTTCAACAATTTTTCCATCTTTTGAGATTACACGGATCTTATTTTCATTACCACTCTCATCTTTGAGGACAACTTGATGTTCTCCATCTGGTGCTGGTTTTTTCTCATCACCATCAACAACATAAAGGTCTTCTCCAACATCAAAAGAAGGACTTTCAACTTTAACTCCGTCAGGGGTTTCTGCTATTGTAAATCCTGTTTTTCTTTTTTCGTAGTCAGACTTAGATTGGATGCCAGAAATTGCTCCACCTATAACAGAGATTACATCTCCACCGCTGGTTTCATAATCCCCGTCAGTCATCGCTGTTAAAGTTCCATCGTAATTTACCATCATAACTCGTAGTCCGACAGATGGCTCATCTCCGCCAATTCTCATCGTAACATCGTCTTTTAGTTTTACATCAGCAAACTTATCAACAGACATTTCCTCATCTTTCTTTGCCTTATCTTCATCTTCGGTTTCCTTCTTATCGTCCATAGTTTTTTCATAGTCGCCCATATCAATCTTAATAAGGTTTCCCTCATCATCAACTTCTAATTTTGAACCATCCTCTAACTTATGAACTCCCGGAGGCGCTGGGATAAGACCTTCTTCTGTTGCGACATATACTTTTTGTCCTAATTCTAATTCACCCTCCATTTTTACCATAAGACCTTGCTCGGTTTTACCTTCATAAAACTTTTGTGGTGTTAGACT